AATTTTTTCGTTAATATAATATAAAACTATGAAGAGATACGAGGGCAAATACAATAAAAAGAGCAAAGGAGTCTTTGCTATTAGTTTGGTAAACGCGCCTGCGACTGAGGAAACGTTTATCGCAATGTCTAAACAAGAGAAGATTGTAAAGTTTGCGAAAGTAGACGAAGAGCAGCGTATTTTAATGGGGTTAGTTTTACAACCCGACCAATTAATCTACAGAGTAGACGAGGACGGCAACGAGTTTGAAATGTTTTTTAGCGCTGAAACAATAAAAGATTTTTCACAAAACTTTTTTCAGTCTGGATTCCAATTAAACTCTAAGCTAGAACATGACGAGCCTATCGAGGGCGTTACGTTTGTAGAGTCGTGGCTAGTAGAAAATCCCAAAGTAGATAAGTCCGCAGCGTTTGGGTTAGAATATCCTAAAGGCTCTTGGCTCGTTTCTATGAAAGTAGACAATGACGACATTTGGAATAACTATATCAAAACGGGCGAATTAAAAGGATTCTCTATTGACGGAATGGTAGAGCTTGAGGAAGTAACTTTAAAATCAAATATAGAAATGAGTAAGAATAACAAAAATATTCTAGCATTGCTAAAACAGATAGTATCTGGAGCAGAGCAAGAGGTAGAGGTAACTCTAGGAAGTGTAAAATCTGGCGAGCTAGATATTCAATTCGACGGCGAAAGTTTAGAGGTTGGCGCTCCTGTCTTTTTATTGGCAGACGAGGAGAAAGTATCTTTAGCAGACGGAACGTATAAACTAGACGAGGGCGGCGAAATCGTTGTAAAAGACGGACTAGTAGAGTCTATGTCTGAGGCTGAGGCTGAGGAGGAAGTAGCTCCAGAGGCTGAGGAAGTAGTAGACGCAGAGCTTGAAGAGGAAGTAATCGAGGAAGTAAACGCAGACGAGGAGTCTATGAAAGTAATTAAGGAGATTTTAGACGATATGTTTAAGGCTTACGCTGAGAGTATGGAGATTAAAATGAGCGCTTTAGATGCTAAACTAGAAACTTTAACGTCTGAAAACGTAGAGTTAAAAGAGCAGGTAGTAACACTTTCGGCGCAGCCGTCTGTAGAGCCTGTTAGCTCACAACCAAAGCAAGTAACTTTAACAAAGCAAGGGCGAATCCTTGAGGCTATTAAACTAGCAAATCAAAACAAGTAAATTAATTAATTTAAAATAGATAAAGAAATGGCAATTACATCAAATTACGCAGGGCAGGCAGCAGTAGATATTATGTTGCAAGCTATCAAGGAAGAGGATACTCTTAGACTTGGACTAATTAACGTTGTACCAGACGTAGGGTACAAATTAAACTTGAGAAACTTAGACGTTACTCTAGGAGTAGTAGACTACGCTTGTGGTACTACCGCAGCGACTGACGCTGTAGCTTACTCTGAGAAAGTATTAACACTTTCAAAGTTTAAAAATGAATTTACAATCTGTAAAGAGGATTTCCGCCCAACTTGGAGCGGCGAGTCTATGGGTGCGTCGGCTTTCAACGACCAAACGCCTCAAGAGATTGCAGACGCTATCGTAGCAGATACAGCAGGAAAATTAGCAGAGTGGTTTGAAAACCAAATCTGGAACGGATCGGGAGCAGCAGGACAAATGAGCGGATTAATCACGCAGTTTGCAGCAGACGGAGACGTTATAAAAGCAAACAACGGGATTACAGCAATCGGAGCGGCTATCTCTACGACTAACGTACTAGCAGCATTCGACGCAGCAACAGGAGCTTTGCCTTACGCATTAAGACGTAAATCAGTAAACTTTATTGTATCTCCAGACGTTGCAGATGCTTACACAAAGTTACTTATCCAAAACGGAGCAGCTAACGGATTAGGTGGAGACGCTAACACAGGATTAGTATACGGACGTTACAACGTGCAAGTTGTGAACGGATTACCAGATAATACAATCGTATTATTTGAGAAGTCTAATATCACTATGGGTACGGGATTAGCCTCAGACGCGACCTCTATTAGAGTGAAAGACCTTGACGAAGTAGATTTAAGCGGAAACGTTTTATACAAATCTGTATTCGGTGGCGCTGTAGGATATTCTTACGGAGCAGAGATAGTTTGGTTACTTACAACAACAGCCTAAATACTAGGGGGAGGTTTAACCGCCTCCCTTTTTTTAAAAGCATTAATAATCGGTTGCGTAAAGCAATTAAAAACAATTTATAACTTATGGCGTGTTTATTAACAAGCGGAAGAGCTAAAGTGTGTAAGGACGGTCTAGGCGGTCAGTCTACACTATACCTCTTTGACAGCTTACCAGATGCTTTTACCGTTTCAAACGGAGAGGCTACGGCAATGAATGTACTATTAACTGCGGCGTTTGCTTATCCTTTAGAGGGAGACGGTAATACACTAGAGCAGTCTATGGTAGGAGACAGAAATACTAGCAGTAGAGTGAATACTCAAACGCTTACAACCGTTTTAAAATCTATGGACGCAGCGACAAACGCTGAGTTTAATCTATTAGCCGCAGGGTATCCGTCGGCTGTAGTAGTGGACAGAAACGGAAACTATATAGCTTTAGGACTTGACGACGGGATCGACTTTACAGTCGTAGCATCGACAGGCGGAGCAAAAACAGACGGCAATCAGTATGTTTTAACAGGAGTCGCAACAACTAAAGACCTTGCGCCTTTCCTAGATTCGGCTACACAAACATCGTTTTTAGCGGTAGTATCTTAATTTAGTTTTATTCTCTTAAAGAGCCTTGCATTAATTTGTGAGGCTTTTTTTTTTGCTTAATAGAAACAAAAAGAGACTTTTTTCGTTTTAATTATATACAAGTTTGTTTTATGATAGTAAACCCTAGATTGACGACTCACACTATAAGGCTAGTACCTAGATTTTCAACGTCTAATGTATTGACGCTTACAGTTACGGATAGTACTTTAGGAACGTCTACAGATTTAAACCCCAACTATACAACGGGAGGCGATTATAAGCTATCTTTAACGTTTGACTATACGTTTACAAATGAAAGTAGCTATCAGTTAAAATTAACCGACTCAGTAACTAACGAGATAGTTTACAGAGGTCTGGTTTTAGCAACTACTCAAAACTCACAAACCTATAAGCTAACGGATAACCTATACAGATGGTAATAATATTATGAGCGATATAAAACTAATAACACTCACAAACTACGTTAGACCGCCTTTAATGGAGGATAAGTCTAGGGACTGGGTAATGAACGGCAGATTAAACCAGTACTATAATTACATTATAGACAGAAATAACGGATCGCCTACAAATGCGAGTATAAACGAGTCCTATACTACTTTAATATATGGTAAAGGACTACGTACATCGAGCGGAGCTTTAGGCGCTGAGGGTTGGGGTAGACTGCAAACGATATTAAGACCTAGAGAATTGCGTAAAATGGTGCGAGACTTTCAAGTTTTCGGCGAGTTTTCTTTTGAAATAATCGAAAGCAAGGGCGGCGAATTACATTCTTTAACTCACGTACCTAAAGAGATGTTAATACCTGCGATTGCAAACGAAAAAAACGAAATAGAGAAGTATTGGTTTTCTAGAAATTGGCAGAAATATACCGATATAGATTATACGCCTATCTCATTCCCTGCGTTTGGAGCGCAAAAAGGTAACTCGATGTTTGTAGCTAGACCTTATACCGTAGGTAACGAGTACTTTGGTAGTCCAGACTATAGCTCTGGTTTAGTATATGCTGAAATTGAAGAGGAGCTATCGAATATGTATATCTCGTCTATTAAAAACGGATTAAGCGCAGGCTATATTATAAATATACCAAACGGAACTAATTACACTCCAGAGGAGAAAGAGGAGTTTGAGAGACAAGTAAAACGTAAACTTACGTCTAGCTCGAACAGCTCGAATTTCATTATCAGCTTTAATGACCAAGAGGTAGCTATAGACGTAACGCCGTTCCCTGTTAATAGTAGCGTTCACAAACAATGGAGCGAACTTACAGAGCAAGCTAAAACGCAATTAATGACTGCGCACAGAGTAATTAGTCCAAGTCTTGTAGGCTTATCTTCTGCGAGTGGTTTTAGCTCTGTAGCCGACGAGATGGATATGAGCGAGCGCCAAACTATTAAGCGAGTAATAAAGCCAAAACAAGATTTTGTTATCGAGTCTTTAGAGGAGGTTTTAGTGCATTACGGGATTAACCTAGACTTATACTTTGCGCCTTTAACAGAGGAGAAAATAGAAGTAAAAGAGGAAACCGCAGAGCTTAGCTCTCACGTTTGTATGAGCGACGATATAGAGCTGTTTGCAATACTAGAGAAATATGCTTTAGACGCTCCAGAGGGTTACGAGTTAACAGACGGCAAAGAGTACGACGTAAAAATGTCAGCAAATCAAACAAGCGAGCAAGATACAAAGCTATGGAAAACTCGCTACGCCTATACAGTAGGAACTAGCAAAACGCCAAAGGGTGCGTCTAGGTCGTTCTGTAATAAAATGATTTCACTATCCGACAGCGGTAAAGTATACCGCAAAGAGGACATCGAATTAATGAGTATGCAGGGAGTAAATGGCAAGTTTGCGCATAGTGGAGGCAAATACGACATCTTTCTTTATGGTGGTGGCGTTAATTGTTACCATCGTTGGGAACGTAGAGTATTTAAAAAGAAATTAAACGAGGACGGAAAGCCTAAAGGAGGCGGAGCGATGCAACAAACAACCTCTGTAAACGTAAACGAGGCAAAAAGACAAGGATATAAGCCTGTTAAAAATGCTAAAGACGTAGCAATCGCAGAAATAGATAAACCAAATAACGGCAGATACAAATAATATGGCAGAATTTCTATTTATATCCCCGACAGAGATTAAACAATCTACCGTAGTAGGCGGTAACGTGGACGACGACAAGTTTGTATTTGTAATTTCTGACGTACAAAACACTACAATACTCCCGTTATTAGGACAGGAACTTTACGACGTAATACTAGCAGGCGCAGATGCAGGTAATTTAACAGGATTATACCTTGAATTATATACTAAATATGTGCAACCGATAACCAAATATCAAACGGTAGCAAATTTCGTGCTAATTAGTAACTATATGGTGGCAAATGGCGGATCGGTTTCGCATACCTCAGATAACGCTCAGTTAATGAGTGCGGAGGAGTTGACTAGATTGTCAAATACTTACGCAGGAATGGCAGACACGTTTATAGATAGGTTTGAGGATTGGATAATATTAAACCATTTAGACGAATATAAGACAACGCAGGACGGCGTAGACGCATCGAAACACGTATCTAATAGGAGCGGTTGGTATTTTGGCAATCCGTCTAATAGAATACAAAACCCGTACCCACAGAGTCCAGACGATATAATCTCATACTAGTAATATATGGCAATTTGTAGCATACAACGCGGATATACTGAATCCTGCAAAGACTTTCAAGGCGGCATCGACAAGCTGTATCTATTCCCTTACGTAAAGTATGGGGTAAGCGATGTCTTGTTTGGAGGTTTTTCTAAAGGACGAAATCCTAACGCTCAAAATATTACGCAGTTTCCACAAACTACGATATATGAGTACGAGGCTGTAAATATTAGCTACTCAGAAAACGCAAGCGTAACAAGTGGCGGTGTAGAGTGGTCGCAAGACTTGAGCTTTACAATACCTCGTAGTTTTGTAGATTTGAACGTTTACAAATTAATGAGGCAAGACTATTGTGCTATCATTTTGGATCGTAACGGTAACTATAGAATTATAGGACTATGGAACGGCGGAGAGGTTACAATAAGCGCAGGAACGGGAGGCGAAAAAAGCGCCATGAATGGCTCTACAGTAACTCTAAAAGCTAGAGAGGATAATCAAGCGTATTTTTTAAGCAACTTTGCAACAGATTTCACTATATTTAATAACGAAAGTACTAACTTTTTAGAGTTTAACGTGAATACCGATATTATAGCGACCTCAGACTTTTTTAATATTACAACGGGCGCAGGAACTTTCCTATATGATGTAACTACAGACGACGGATATAGCGCTACAGGATTAACGGGCGACCATTTAATTACGTTTCCGACTGGCTCTGGCATACATAAAGTAAGTATTTCGGGTGTATTCCCTGCGTTTGATTTTACTCTAGGAGTAGATAATGAAAAAATAATAGATATATCTAATTTCGGGATATACGGACTAGGCTCTACGAATCAAACGCAGGCGTTTT